CCCCTGACGATCCCCCAGCGGTCCCGACGACAGGGCCGCGCGGCCGCGTCATCGTGTGTTCCGTCAAGCACGGAGGACGACAGGCGATGACGATCAGTCACCTCAGCACACGAGAGGTCGCCCAACGCTGGAACATCAGCTTGCGCACGCTCGACCACTGGCGCTGGGCCGGTGAGGGCCCGCGTTTTCTCAAGCTTGGCGGCCGGGTCGTCTACCGCCTCGCCGACATCGAGGCGTTCGAAGAGGCGAACCTCCATACGCGCACCGATCTTCCAGCGAACGCACCGGGCGGCACGCCGCCGGCCCCGGTTGCGCAGTCTGCCGCCGGCCTCCGTGGGAAAAATCGAGGCCTCGGCCGGTACATAACGAGATAGCGGCCCGGCGCACGCCGGCAGAACGAACAGCGAAGGAGAACCGCCATGCCAAAACCAATTCGAACCGGGCCAGCTTGGCTGATCGGTGACGATGACGAGACCATCGCCATGATGCGGCATTCCAGCGAGCACGAAACAGCGGGCTTCATCGGCATCGGGAACCGAGCAACCCTCGACGATGTCCCGCACCTGCCGATCGGCGCGCTCGCGGCTCTGCCTCCGGATCAACTGGCGCTGTTGCTGCGCGACGCGGCAGAAGCGCTTGAGCAGGTGCAACGGATCAAGGACTGGCTCAATAGCGCGGTCGACATCAAGTACGGCGATCGTGCTGCCAAGGCCCGCGCTGCCGGCGGCAAGTCGACCGGCACCATCCGCTTCACCGATGGCGACTTCGTCATCATCGCCGATCTGCCGAAGCGGGTGCGCTGGGATCAAACCCGCCTCGCCGAGGCCGTGGAGATCATCCGGCGCGACTGGAACGACGACCCGGCGCAGTACGTCCGCAGCGAGCTGAAGGTCGCCGAGAACGCCTATGCGGCCTGGCCGGCGGCGATCCGCCGCCTTTTCGCTCCGGCGCGCACCGTCGAGACCGGGAAGCCCAGCTACCGCCTGGAGCCTGCGAGCGGGGAGGCGGCGTGATGGCCATCGACATCAGGTCCATCCTCACCTCGACCACCGCACTCACGCCGCCGCGGATCCTGGTCCACGGCGTCGCCGGCATCGGCAAAAGCACCTTCGCCGCCGGCGCCAACAAGTCCGTGTTCGTCTGCACCGAGGACGGCCTCGGGCTCCTTGACGTGCCGCGTTTCCCGCTGGCCAGGACCTTCGACGAGGTGATGGAGGCGCTCGCCGCTCTCTATTCGGAGGACCACGGCTTCGCGACCGTCGTCGTCGACTCGGTCGATTGGCTGGAGCCGCTGATCTGGCAGCGTGCCTGCCGCGACAACGGCTGGGCCTCGATCGAGGAGGCGGGCTACGGGAAAGGCTATGTCGCCGCCCTCGATCTGTGGCGGCAGTACCTCGAGGGGCTGAACGCGCTGCGCGACGAGCGCGGCATGACCGTCATCCAAATCGCGCACACCGACATCAAGCGGTTCGACAGCCCTGAGCACGAGCCCTACGACCGCTACGTCATCAAGCTGCACACCCGCGCCGCGGCGCTGCTGCAGGAGCACTCCGATGTCGTGCTGTTCGCCAACTACCGGATCAGCACCGTCAAAGCGGACGTCGGCTTCAACAAGAAGGTAACCCGGGCGCTCGGCTCCGGAGAACGCGTCCTCTACACGGCCGAGCGGCCCGCCTTCCTCGCCAAGAACCGATACGGCCTGCCGGACAGCTTGCCTCTGTCGTGGGCCGCATTCGCCGAAGCGATGCCGCACTTCCGCAACCCTTCGTAACGAAAGGACCGTACCCATGGCCCAGCTGGGAACCACCTTCGACGCCACCACCGTCGAACCCAATAAGCCGTTCGAGCCGCTGCCGCCGGGACAATTTCCGGCGCAGATCGTCAACTCCGAGATGCGGCCGACCAAGGACGGCCGCGGCCAGTACCTGTGGATGGAGATCGACATCCTCGATGGCCCGTACGCCGGGCGCAAGCTGTTCGACCGCCTCAACCTGATCAACACCAATCCGACCACCGTCGAGATCGCGCAGCGGACGCTGTCGGCGATCTGCCATGCCGTGGGCAAGATGCAGGTTGAGGACTCAGAGCAACTGCATCTCATCCCGCTGCTGGTCGACGTCAAGGTGCAGCCGCCGAAGAACGGCTACGACGCCTCGAACAGCATCCGGTATCTGCCGCTGGAGCGTCCCGCGGCGCAGCCGGCTGCCGGTCATCGCAGCACCGCGCCGGCTGAACCCGCCGCGCAGCCGGCCCGACCCGCGCAGCCGGCGAAGCCGAACACTGCGCCCTGGCGCCGGTCCGTTTGATCGGCGGGGTAGCGATGACACAGGCACCCGAAGCACCGGCGCTGCCCGAGCTGCCTCCCACCCGGGAGGCCAGCCGGGCCCGCATCGCCCAGCTGGAGGATGACGTCGCTGCGATCAAGGCGCAGATCGCTGCCGCCGATCTGGACCGCCAGCGGCACCGAGGCTCCGTCGATCCTCGCTGGTTCCATCGGGCGAAGACGGCGCTCCGCCACAAGCAGCGGCAGATCGCCAGCCTGCAGGCGCATATGGCCGGCCTGCCGTCGCGCCGCGATGCGCTGAAGGACCAGCTGATCGAGGTGTTGCGCGCCGACTATGACGACGACGCCTGGCGCGCAGCCCTGGACGAGGCGCACCTGCGTCTGAGCCAGCGTCGGGAGACGGCATGATGGCCCCGCTGCCGCCACCGCCGGCGCCGACGCTGGACGCCATCTATGCCGCCTATGTCGCGGAAGCCGGTGACGGCTTCCGCGACCACCTGGGCGCTTCGATCATCGGCAAGGAGTGTGAGCGCGCCCTCTGGTACGACTTCCGCTGGGTGACCCGCCGCGTCTTCTCCGGCCGCATGCTGCGGTTGTTCGACACCGGCAAGCGCGAGGAGGATCGCTTGGTCCGCGATCTGCGCCGCACCGGCGCCACCGTCCTCGATACCGATCCGGAGACCGGCCGGCAATGGCAGGTGGCGGCGCTGGGCGGCCACTTCGGCGGATCGCTCGATGCGGTCGCCATCGGCCTGCTCGAAGCACCCAAGACCTGGCACGTCGTCGAGTTCAAAACCCACGGCTTGAAGTCGTTCGCCGCCCTGAGGAAGGACGGCGTCGAGCGGGCGAAGCCGCAGCACCAAGCGCAGATGCAGATCTACATGCATCTGACCGGCATCACCCGGGGGATGTACGTCGCCGTCTGCAAGGACACCGACGAGATCCACATCGAGCGGGTGCGCGCCGATGGGGCGCAAGCGCAGCGGCTGATCGCCAAGGCAAAGCGGGTGATCGACGCAGCACGTCCGCCGGCCAAGATCTCGAACGATCCGGCGTGGTGGCAGTGCCGCCTCTGCGAGCATCGCGACCACTGCCACGGCGACCGGCCGGCCGAACGCAACTGCCGGACGTGCCTGCATACGACGCCGGTCGAGGGCGGGTGGATCTGCGAGCGGTGGCAGCGGCGGTTGTCGTCCCTCGACCAGCGGCAGGGCTGCCCCTTCCACCTGTTCGTCCCCGATCTGGTTCCGGCCGAACCCGTCGATGCCGGCGAGGACTGGGTCGCGTATCGCTTTGCCGACGGCCGCCGCTGGGTCGATGGCTTGGCCGCGACGGCAGAGGGGGCGGCATCATGATTGAGCTCCGCCCCTATCAGTCTGCGGCGATCGAGGCGATCTACGGGTACTTCGGCGACAAGGCGGGCAATCCACTGATCGTGCTGCCGACCGCGTCGGGAAAGTCCGTCTGTATCGCCGCGTTCATGCGACGCGCCATCGCCGACTGGGCCGACACCCGCATCCTCATCGTCACCCACGTCAAGGAGCTAATCGCGCAGAACCACGCCGAGATGATCCGGCTGTGGCCGGAAGCACCCGCCGGCATCTACTCGGCCGGATTGAACAAGCGCGACCTGCACGCGCAGATCCTGTTCGCCGGCATCCAGTCCGTTCACAAGTGCGCCTACGACATCCAGCGCTGCGACCTGGCGCTGATCGATGAGGCGCATCTCATTCCGCGCACCTCCAACACCATGTATCGCCGCTTCTTGGGCGATCTCGGCACCATCAACCCGCACCTCAAGGTGATCGGCTTCACCGCCACGCCCTACCGTCTCGACAGCGGCTTACTCCACGAGGGCGAGGGCGCCCTGTTCACCGATATCGCTTACGAGGCCGGCGTCGCCGAGATGATCGCGCAAGGCTACTTGTGCGAGGTGGTGCCGAAGCGGACGGCGACGCAACTCGATACCACCCAAGTCGGCAGCCGCGGCGGCGAGTTCATTCCGGGCCAGCTCGAGGCGGCGGTCGATATCGCCGAGGTGACCGCATCGGCCGTCGACGAGATCGTCCACCACGGTGCCGACCGCGGCTCGTGGCTGGTGTTCTGCGCCGGCGTCCGCCACGCCGAGCACGTCCGCGACGCGATCCAGGGCCGCGGCTTCGCCTGCGAGGCGATCCTCGGCGAGACCGCCTCGGCGGAGCGGGATCGGGTGATTGCGGCGTTCAAGCGCGGCGAGATCCGCTGCCTGACCAACGCCAACGTGCTGACCACCGGCTTCAACGCGCCGGGAGTGGATCTCATCGCCATGCTGCGGCCAACCAAGTCGGTCGGCCTCTACGTGCAGATGATCGGCCGCGGCACCCGGCTCAGCCCTGGCAAGGAGAATTGCCTCGTCCTCGACTTCGCCGGCAACGTCGAACGGCACGGGCCGATCGATCGCATCGACGGCAGGAAGCGCAAGAAGGATGACGAGGACGGCACCGCGCCGGTCAAGGCCTGTCCCGACTGCCAGACCATTGTTCACGCCTCGACCCGGCTGTGTCCGGGCTGCGGCTACGAGTTTCCGCCGCCGCAGCCCGATCTGTCGTGCACCGCCTCGACCTCGGCGATCCTGTCGAGCCAGATCAAGCCCGAGTGGGTGACCGTATCGGACGTCAGCTATCACCGCCACGAGAAGCCGGGCAGCCCCGCGAGCCTGCGCGTCGAGTACGCCTGCGGCCTCGCCTCCCATCGCGAATGGGTGTGCTTCGAGCACACCGGCTACGCCCGGCAGAAAGCGGTGCAGTGGTGGCAGAAGCGGCTGCCCGGCCAGCCGGTGCCGCGCACCGTTGCCGAGGCGCTGAACTTCTCGTCCCACCTGCCGGTCCCGGCGCGGATCAGCGTCCGGCCGCAGGGCCGCTACACCGAAATCACCGGCTACGAGTTCGCCCCATGCTCTGCTGCGTCTGCCGCCGCGAGGCCCGCGGCTTCGGCTGGTTCGATCCCGCCCTGCCATTCGGACATCCCCGGCAGCGGCTCCGCCATCTCTGCTCGCGGGCCTGTCAGGACCTCTGCCATCGGAAACGCGGCATGATCGATCCGACACCGAACGAGAGGGCGGCCTTCGTCCGCGGCGGCCGTTGCGGCGGCGAGTATCTCGACAGCATCGGCAAGACCGACCTGGAGACGCTGCAGCCCGACGAGTGGCTCATCTTCGTCGAGGCGGTAGTCACCGGCTATTGCGACCACCTGCGGGAGCTCGCTGTGAGGGACGAGCAGCTCTTGCGCCGCCTCGATCCGCAGGAGGTGCCGTTCTGATGGCGGGCTTCATGGCCGACCTCGGGGCGCGGTTGATCGACAACGGCTTTGCCGTCATCCCAATCATGCCGGGGACGAAAAAGCCGGGCCGGTTCATCGGCGGCGCCTGGCGTGACTATCCCGGCTGGACCAAGCACTGCCAACGCCCCACCACCGACAACGAGGTCGCCATCTGGAGCCAGTGGCCCGATGCCGGCATCGGCATCGCCGGCGGCGCCGTCGCCGCGGTCGATATCGATGTCGCCGACGGCGCGGTAGCGCTGGAGATCGAGAACCTGGCACGCGCGCGACTGGGCGAGACGCCGGCGGTGCGCATCGGCCGGCCGCCGAAACGGCTGCTCGTCTACCGTACCGACGCGCCGTTCAAGGGCATCAAGCGATCGCCGATCGAGATCCTCTGTGAGGGGCAGCAGTTCGTCGCCTTTGCCATCCATCCCGACACCGGCCGGCCGTACGAGTGGCCGGAGGAGGCGCTCGACGAGATTGACATCGGCCGGCTGCCGGTGATCAGCGAGGCGCAGGCCCGCTTATTCGCCGACGAAGCGTACGCGCTGCTGCCGGAAAGCCTGCGGCCGGCGCGGCTTGGCGGTGACGTTCCAACGCATCCCGCGGCCCCCGGCGAGCTGCGCGGGACCGCCGAGGCCGTCGCCGCGGCGGTCGGCTTCATCCCCAACGCCGATCTCGACTACGACTCATGGATGCGCATCGGCATGGCGCTGAAAGGCGCGCTGGGGGATGACGGCGAAGCGTTGTTCGCCGCCTGGTCGGCGCAGTCAGCGAAAGACGTACCCGAAACGACCGCCAAAGCCTGGGCCAGCTTCCAGCCGCGCGCGATCGGCGCCGGCACCCTCTACCACCACGCGATGGCCAACGGCTGGTCGCCGGATCCGGCGCTGGTGCTCAACGGCAACGTGCGGATGAACGATCGCCATCCGGCGAAGGCGCTGCTGGAGAAGCTCTCCTCGCCGCAACTTCTGGAAAGAGTTCCGGACGCTAGTCCCATCGAGCGTGCGCCATGTCCCATCGACCTGCCGGGCCTCGACGGCGCGCTGAAAATGCTGGTCGACTACATGCTGGCGACGGCTCGCCGGCCACAGCCGGTGCTCGCCGTCGGCGCCAGCCTGTGCGCGCTTGGCGTGCTGATGGGCCGCAAGTACCGCACCGAAAGCAATCTGCGCTCCAACCTCTACGTCGTCGGCATCGCTGATTCCGGCTCCGGCAAGAACCATAGCCGGGAAATCATCAACGAGCTCTTCGTCGAGTCCGGCCTCGGTCATTACCTCGGCGGCAACAAGATCGCGTCGGGCGCCGGCCTGCTCACCGCCATCCACCGCCAGCCGGCGATCCTCTTCCAGATCGACGAGTTCGGCATGTTCCTGTCGGCGGCGGCCGATCGCAAGCGCAGCCCCCGGCACATCACCGATATTCTTGATACCATGACGCAGCTGTTCACATCGGCCGGCAGCGTCTTTCTGGGGGCAGAATACGCAAATCGCGATGGCAAGAACGAGCGGCGTGACATCAACCAGCCCTGCCTCTGCGTCTACGGCACGACGACGCCCTTTCACTTCTGGAACTCTCTCCAATCGGCCAACATTGCCGACGGCTCACTCGCCCGGTTCCTGGTTTTTCAGACCGACGATGACTATCCGGAGGAAAACGACACAACCGGCATTCGCAGATCGCCGCCCGATCTGCTCGAAGCACTCGCGCTGATCGCGTCCGGCGGTGGACGCAAGCCGGCCGGAAACCTGACCGGGATGACGGCGGGGCCGGAAACCGCGCCAGATCCGTGTACCGTCATGGCTGCGCCCGAAGCTCGCGCGATGTTCCGCGCGCTGAAGGCGGAGGTGACCGCATTGCTGCGCGAAGCCCGCGGCACGCCCTTCACCTCGATCCTGGCGCGCATCGCCGAAAAACGCCTGGAAGGTGGCGCTGATCCGCGCCGTGGCCTTCGATCCGGCGCAGCCGGTCGTCCGCGATATCGACGCCGAATGGGCAATCCGTCTGGTCCGTCACTGCGCGGATCACACCATGGTCGAGGTCGATCGGCACGTAGCCGACAATCCGACGGAGGCCAACCACAAGCGTGTGCTCGGCATCATCCGCAACGCCGGCGACGGCGGTCTCACCAAGAGCGAGCTTATCCGCCGGACGCAATTCCTCGACAAACGCCAACGCGACGAGCTCATCGCCGCACTTGTCGAGTCCGGGCAGCTGGGCATGGCGCTCCGCCCCACGTCGACGAAGCCGGTGATGGTGTTGCGGATCGTCGGCGAGGAGACCGGTTCATGAAAATTCCATGCCCGTCTCTCGATCGAAACGTCAGCGATATCAATACGTTGATGAGAAAATGCAGGAAAATTAATAATGCAGCGGGGTGTCCTGCATACGTACACCCACAGAGGGGACCGGTGCGCACGAGACGCGTAACGTATGATAGAAAATTATTAGTATTATTATATTATATAGATAAACTCCATCCATCTCAATGGGTTAGCTGGTCGCGGGGACGCTGCATTTTCTCCGCGCTTTTTGAAGATACCGCCGCCCAGCGGCGGCTGCGCGCACATCGCACGGAATCGTACCCGCTCTTCCGGGCTGGAGCGGCGTGGTGGTCCCTGACCGGCCGGCACGCCTCCCCCGCCGTTCCACGATCCTGGAGAGTGCTATGAAATCCGCTACGTTGCGATCGGACCAAGCGTGCCGATCGGTTGCCTCTGTCGTCACTCCGTCGGAGGTGTTCTCGGGCTCCTTGTTGTGCAGAAAACCGTTCGAGCGCTGCGTCACCGACATTCTAAGGCGCGCGGGAGGCCAGGGGCTCACCAAGACCGAACTGACGCGACGAACCCAGTTCGTCGACCACCGCCGGCGGAACGCGGTTCTCGCCGAGATGATCGCGGCTGGAGCGATCATTGCAACCCGCGAGGCTACCGCGACGAAGCCGGTGATGGTTCTGCGGTTGGCGGAAGGGGAGGTGTCCCGGACGATCACCGCGCCCGAGCCGGAAGCAGGCGAGGGCAACCCGCCGCCGCCGGTAATCCTCGCCCTCGATCTTGGCCAGCGCACTGGCTGGGCGGTGCGCAGCCGCGACGGCGCCATCGCCAGCGGCATCCACGAGTTCCGCCCCGGCCGGTTCGAGGGCGGCGGGATGATCTGGCTGCGGTTCCGTGCCTGGCTGCAGGAAATGGACGAAACGTCGGGCGGCGTCGGCGTGGTGGTGTTCGAGGAAGTGCGTAGGCATCTCGGCACCAGCGCGGCACACGCGTTCGGCGGCTATCTCGCGCATCTAACCGCCTGGGCGGAGGCGAACCGGATTCCGTACCAGGGCGTGCCGGTGGGCACCATCAAGCGGCACATCGCCGGCAAGGGCAACGCCGACAAGGCCGCCGTGATCGCGGCCGTCCGCCGGCTTGGCTTCAACCCGGCCGACGACAACGAGGCCGATGCGCTGGCGCTGCTGAACTGGGCGATCGCCCATGGCGTCGGAGCCGTCCGATGAACGGCACCATGCTGCTGCAGCACGCCGCCGGCGTGATCGAGCGCCGCGAGCGGAGCTACGGGCCGCCGGCGGAAAGCTTCGAGGCGATCGCCGCGCGCTGGTCGCTGGTGCTCGGCATCCCCGTCACCCCGGCGCAGGTGGCGCTCTGCCTGATCGATCTGAAACTGGCCAGGCTCACCCACGATCCGACGCACCTCGACTCGATCGTCGATGTCGCCGGCTACGCCGCCTGCCTGCGGGAGGTGACCCGCGATGTCTGAACCCAGGGGTTCGCTTCAGCGCCATCTGCCGCAGACGCCGCCGACGGAAGCCGAGCTGTTCGCGATGCGCCGGGCGGCGTGGCGGAGACAGGGGATCGTCGTCATCCGGCCGGCCGATGTCCACGACGATTGGACGCGGCAGGCGCTGGTCAACGAGGCGACGCGGCTCTACGGACAGAGGGAGATCGCGTGATGGCCCGGCGCAAGCGGAAATCAGGGGCGCGCGTCGCCGGCCTGCCGGTGATCCGGCGGCAGGACGATGTGTTGGAGCCCATCTATGAGGCTGATCCGGACGGCCGCCCGGTCGTTCACCATCGCACCGTCGACACGCTGGGCATCATGGTGCGCGCCGGCACGATCACCAAGGACATGCACGACGCTGCGCGGGACTTCCAGGCGCAGTTCACCGTCGCCCGGTTCGACGTCATCCGCTGCATGCCGCTGGTGCGGCTGCCGGGCGGTGGCGGCTCTGGCGATCTCACCGATGCCCAGGTCGATGCCCGGCGCCGCGTCGGCAAGGCCCTCGATGCGCTCGGCGGCCTCGGCAGTCCGGCCGGCTCGTGCGTCTGGCATGTCGTCGGTCTGCAGCGTTCGATCCGGGAATGGGCGATGCGCCAGGGATGGGGCGGAAGGCCGGTGCGGGTGGAACAGGCGCAGGGGATCCTGGTGGCGGCGCTGGGAATGCTGGCGGGGCACTACGGGTATGGGAAAAGCTGATCGCGAGCAGCGGTTAAGCGCGATCATGGAAATCACTGTCGCTGTAGAGTCGGCTTTGCCTTCGAGAGCACCAAAATCTGGTCGAAGGTGTAAAGCGTCGGCACGCGCCTCGGGGCGCGACGCTCTTGCCGTTTCCCCGGTATGCGACAACGACATGCTGCCATTCAAAATTAGGTGGCCTCTTACAAAATTAGGTTTATAGTTTTTGGTCTTGTTCGCGTTATCGGATCATCACGCGTCCTGACCCACCGTCGTGGCGTGTGCACAGCAAACTACTACGTGCCAGCCCCGCGAGGAGGGATGCACTTATAAGAGGAGAGACCACAATGGCGGTTACCCCAATTCAGACTGGGCCGGTAACCCAAGGTGGAAGTGGCAAAAAGCGGGTCGGCCTCGCGATCCAGGGCGGCGTTGTCCCCGCCGGCGCGTTCGCAGCTGGAGTGCTCAAGGGGTTAGTGGACGCAAAGGCCTTTGATCAGCACGACATCTGTGCATTCTCTGGAACATCGGCGGGAGCGGTCATCGCCACTTTGTGCTGGGGCCACACGCTGAACGGCACCATCGACAGCCTGGGCGACGACTTGACCAAGCAATGGACCTATTTGCAGTGGCCGCGCCACTTGGCGTGGCTACCGGTGTGGACCCCGTCAACGGGGACGATGTGGACGGCGGTCGATGCTTTAGCGATGAAGTTTGGCCTTTGGCGCTTCTTCGTCGAGCAGGTTCGAACACCGTTCATCCGTTGGGTCATGAGCAAGTGGATCCAGGACCTCATCCCGATCAACGAGCTTAATGAAAAGTTCAAGGGGAGCTATCGAAACCCAGCCGGGGCGGCTCGGCCTGGTTTAGTGCTCGGGTCGGCCGACGTGTTGCGCGGCGAGATCAAGACTTTTCGCGAGGACGACCTCAGCCTGGGGGCGGTGCTGGCCTCCGGGTCCCTCGATGAAATGGGAGGCGTTACGACCATCGTCACGCCGCCGCATGCTGGTACCTACCTCGACGGCGCCTGGGCCGATAATCCGCCGATCAACGAATTGCTAGATTACGGCCTAAAGGAAATCTGGATCATTCAGTGCTTCCCGAAAGCGATCCCGGCGGTGCCGCGGACGCCTGCCGAGCGCAAGGAGCGCAAGGATGAGCTGTGGCAGAACTCGCTGGTCGAACACGAGCTCGAATTTGTCAAATT